ACCAAAATAATTATTGGCCGTGCCATTGGCAAAAAAGCCCCAAGCCGTGCCGCCCCCAGTGGCGGTGTTGACGCCGGAAAAAAACCCATATGCAGTTTTACCAGCGGTTACCGCAGCGGTGTTACCGGCTACAAATCCGTAGTTATTAGTAGCGCCAATTAAGTTGACTTCTGAATAATATCCAATTTGGGATGTTACAGTTGACCCTACGCCAATAGTACTTTGACCGGCGTAAAAATGTTGGATTGTCGTAGAAAACGATGCGGCAGCGGTTGCCAGAACGCTTGTATAGCTTCTAGCAGCAGAAGTAACGTCACTTTGAATAGTTGCAAGGGTATAGTTGGCATACGCATTTGTAGCGCCAGTAAGGGTTTTAGCGTTGTAAAAATTGCTACCTGCTGGTGCGATAACCCCTATGCCCGCGCTGGTATTGGCAATCAGCGTAGTGAACACGCCGGTAGTAGGTGTTGTAGCGCCCACAGTGCCGTTGATGTTGATGGACGCCGTACCGGTCAAGTTGGTCACCGTGCCGCTGGACGGCGTGCCCAGCGCGCCGCCGTTGACGACAAACGCGCCGGCAGTTCCAGTGTTGACGCCCAACGCCGTGACAACGCCGGTGCCCGTTGTAGTGGTCGCAGGCGCTACGCCAGCACCGCCGCCGATGACCAAAGCATTTGCCGCCAACGCAGCCGATGATGCCCAGGTACTTGCGGATGAAAAGTACGGAACGCCGCCTGACGTCCCCGCAACCGTTAACGCCAGCGTGCCAGACCCGGTAACAGGCGACCCGGCCACCGATATAAGGCCACCGGTAAACGTCTGCCCAACGCTGGTCACCGTGCCGGTAGTTGGGGTGGTCCAAGTAGGTATACCAGCGCCAGCGCTAGTCAGCACTTGGCCTGACGTACCAGCAGCCGTAAAACCATAGGCGGTGCCGGTCCCATATGGAACAGCGCCAGCAGTTGGGGTTGCAGCGCCATTTGTGCCGCCGTTAGCGATAGCCAAAGTTCCGCCTAACGTAATGGTGCCGGAACTGGTAATCGGGCCGCCAGAAGTGGTTAACCCCGTCGTACCGCCTGACACATCAACGCTAGTGACCGTGCCAGTGGTCGGCGTAGTCCACCCCGGCGAACCGGCGCCGTTGCTGGTCAATATTTGTCCGGGCAAGCCAACCGTCGTAAATCTATATGACGCGCCGTCACCATACGCTATGGCGCCTGATTGCGGCGTAGACGTAGAGTTTGTTCCGCCATTTGCAATAGGCGTAACGCCGGTTCCGTTGCCGGTAATGGTGAACAGGTTTAGAAAGAATCGATACCACTCGCGTGATATTTGACCGTTTCGCGCGTCCAAAAATGGAACGCGTGGTGGTGTGATATTAGTGGTATTGTCAGCCATTAGTTGCAGATACGGCCAATTCAGCGCCGATAATGGCTACTTTTACTGGGTCGGTGCCGGACACTTCGTAAACCCTGTCTCGAATCTTTTCCGTCATCCCTAACCGGCGCCAAATGGCCCGCGTGCCATACGACCCAATTGCGCCCATTGATGTCCAATGTTCGTTTGACCAAGTGTGACCACCATCGTCAGACCAACGAAGCATGGCTTGAGGGTCACTGCCTTGCCCGGTGTTAAGGCCAACGCCCGTTTCGCAGTCAAGCTGTAGCGAGTGCTGCGCCGTTCGCTTTAGGTTGTTTTGCCCAGATGGCAGCGCTCGCCACGACCGAAGCCAACGCTGTACCGCGCCGTTGTCCGCATAAACATCGAGGTCAAACGCATAGATATTGCCGTTGGCGTAATCACCCACCACGATTTCGTTGTTGTAATTCATTTGGCAGTTGCTGATATGCCGCGTAAATTGGCCGTTGCTGAACGCGGCCCGTTCATGCCAAGCGCCGGTTGCAACGTCGTACACCCAAGTAGCGTTGCCGGTTGGAAAAATCAGCACATAAAACGAATGGCCGTCCTGCTGGTAAGTGTAGCCAATGGCGTCGGAGATGGTCGCGTAGCCTTGAATGGCAAACTCTATGGCGTGTGTGCTAATCCGTTGACCGGTGTAACCGTTCGCCCGGTAGACCATACCGTTGCCACGGGCGTCGGAGCCCAACCAGAATAGCCCATTGTCCATCTTGGCTACTGAATACGGAGCCGCGCAACCAAGCTCGTTAAATGCGCCCTGTATGCGCTCCAGCGGAAACGCTGCCGCGCCTGAGTCATACCACACCTCAACGGTGTTGGTGCCAAACAGCCACGCCTCGCGGTGGTCAATCGCAATGGCAAGCAGACCGTCAGGGGAACCTTCGGCGCTAGCAAAATCCGACGGATCTACCGACGTTCCATCCAGCAACTGAGTGACCCAAATCCTTTGCGAATTGGGTTCGTTGAACACGAAGTACCCGTCCAAATACCCCACCGTTACCGCGCCGGGAAAGTCAGGGTCGGTAATTTGCGCGAACACGCCGGTGCTGGCGTTGTAGATGTAGCTGAGCGGGTTGCACGCAACGAACAGCTGCGTGCCATTGTCGGTTATGCTGACCGGCCCACTGCCAGACACCGTGCCTAATACCGTCGCCGTACCCGCCGCGTCCACGCGGTACAGCGTGTTGCCGGACACCGCATAGCCGTACGCCCCAAATTGCCACAGCCCGCGCACAGGGCCAGTCCCTAACGTCGCTAACAGCCGCAGACCAGGCGCGCGGTTGAGAAAGCCAGCGTCTTTGCCGTTTTCCGGTGTTGCCTCTGGGAACAAATTGACCATGCGGTTGTCCGCAGCGTTGACGCTGCGAGCCACATACGCTTGCCCCAGAATTGGCATTTTCATCAATAGTTGCCGGCAAAAACGTTAAACCGCTGGCGGGTGCCAACGATGCTGTACGGCAAGCTCATGATGTCATCTGGGTTGTTGATGCGCTTCAGATTACGCTTGCTGGTCATGGCAATGCGCGACACGGTGGGCGACGGTTCGACGCCAAATTCCGGCGCCAGTTCGCACGCCAAATTATATTTGAACGCCCGCAAGTAACCTGGCGGCAACGCCAGCACGGTTGATAGCGACGCGGCTTGGTGCAGCTCATCCACCGAAATAAAATGCCATTCCAGCACCCGTGTGGGCACGGGGTAAATGTACATCTCGATGTCGGGGTAATTCATGTTAATCCAGATGACCTGCGGGTAGGTGCTGGTCACAGTCTTAACGGCGATGCCGTCATACTGCTGCTGGTTGATAATTTTGATGCCGAACGAAATGCCTGTAGAAGCATCCTTAAAGTACGTCGAGTCATCCAGCAGGATGGGGCGATTGCCTACAAAGTCACCAGACGGACCCAACGTGCGGCTGATAGCATTTGGGGGCCAGCTAAACACCTGGTCTTGCGTTGAGAACACACTAAGGCGCTCGGTGTTCCATGAGTCAATCATTTGATTCATGGCGGTCAGCGCGTCCTGCGCGGTAGCCGCAGACGGCACTTCGCTTTCAGCTAATTGCCCAATCAACCGCAGCGCGGCGTTGATTTGGTCGCCCGCTGTCGTTGACGTCGTAAACGAAGTTGATGGGACAATAATCGTCATTTCACATTACTCCGGCCATTAGAAGCACAGCCGCTATGGGCAATGATAGATTCCAAAACCACGAATGAACATCCCACACGCGGCGGTCTAACCAACCCCACCAAGGCAGGTTGGCGCGGCGGCCTTGGCCGTAATGCTCAATCCACTTGTACTCTGCCTGAGCGTGCTCACGGCCCATCAGAACGCCTGACATCAACGCGGCGCCCGCCCACCAGTTGCCGGTCAGCCAGCCCAATACAGCTTGCACCGCAAGGGCAATTAGCAGGTGTTCAAATTCAAAGAGCAGCCGGGAGGTCATCAGTACGGAATCCGCTTGCCGGTAAACGTATTGTAGCCGGCGTTATTAATCGTCACATAGTTTCCTGTTCCAGAAATTCGCGTGACGAATGCGGAGACCGTATTTCCTGCCGTCAAATTAATTGCGGCGGAACAACGCAACGGAGACGATACGGCTAAATTAGCGGTGATATAAACAGAACTTGCAAACACCGCAGCCCCACCGCCAGTTTGTTCAATCGTCAATACCCAAACATCGCCAGCGGTCACGCCAGTCGTGTTGGCAAGCTGAACATCAAATTCGTAATCATCAGTTGATGGTGCCGTGAACGTGCTGGACGCAAAATTGACGTCACGGTCAAACGGTTCCGAATTTGTAAACGTGGCCTGCGTTTTTGCGCCAGTAAATGTTTGGGTTCCTGCCGTGGCATAAAAAGACGGTGCGCCGCTTGGGCCTGAGACGTTTTTATCCCAACGGTTACCGCTTGCTTGCACAACGCCAGCCGCAGTCAAATTCACAACGGCAGCGGAGAAGGTGCTTCCGTTAGAAGTATTTGCCAGCAATCGAACTTTGGTGGCCCCAATTAAATTGATCGGCACATAACAATCGTCAAATTCATTGGCGCAAATATCAATGTCCGCAGCGGCGCCAAGACCAATACCATTTCTGTTGTGCGCTACAGCGCCAGTAAGCGGTTGAAATTTGTTGAGCCCAATAATGCCGTTGAAAGTGGCGTCAGTGGCATTGATTGCGTAATAGGTAGTCGGAGAGCTTGCGGCGTCCCGGCCCCAATTTCTAAAACGGTTGTCGGTGATTTTTACGTCAGAAAATGACGACGCATTCCATTTA